ATCGAAACTGTCGCAGAAAACTCCAAGGAATGGCTCGGAAAGGTGTACAACGTTGAAGTGATGAAGGAAGCTCTCTACAAGCCTTTGGTGCGACCGGGTAAGGAAGAATACCCGGACACTGTGAAGCTTAAGGTCATGACCAAGCCCACTGGTGAATTCATGGCCGAGGCCTACAACCCGAAGCGTGAGCTTGTTCCGATTGATTCCGTTGAAAAGGGTCAGCGATGCATGTGCATTGTCAACGTCACTCAGATTTGGTTCATCGATAATAAGTTTGGTGTGAGTTTGCGGCTTTCTCAGGCTCTCTTTGAACAATCGACGAAGCTTCCGTCGTTCGCCTTCCAAGGTATCGATGCCCCGGATTCCACGCCGGTTGCCGACGAAGGCGCCGAAGATGAATACTATGAAGAGGTTGACGAATAAAATCTACTACTATATAAATGCAGGTAGACCAGCATATTAAAAATCTCAGATTCCTCAGGGCTAAAGTTGGTAAGACAAGGACGCCAAAGGATCACGAGAAAATCGGTAAAGAGATAACCGAAGCCATAAAAAAATTAGGTTGTAATCCAAATAAAATTTTTTACACAATAAATGGTGGGGAAACCCCAAATTTGACCGTTAAAAAATCCGTTAGAACGCGCCTCGGTACTAGAAAGATAGGTGAAGGTGAATATGGAGAGATATTCTTTGGATGCGTCGATAAAGAATGTAAAAAGGATATCGCCATAAAAATTCAACGTGAATCTCTAAAAAACGAATATAAGATTGGTAAAATGCTGAATAATCTCGGTGGTGCCAACATGTATGCCCTTGAAACATGTGGAAGACGGAATATCATGTATAGCGAATACGCGAATGGTGGTGCTCTCGAAGAATACATTAGAAAGAACATACTCAAATTGAGACCAATTCACTTTAGATTCATGATAACCGAGGTACTGTACAATCTTTACAGAATACACAAAAAGTACCCATCGTTCAGACACAGTGATTTGCATATAAAGAACATTCTCATAAATACCGATACACCAACTCTCAAAAAGAAGGAGATGAAAGTTGGTAAAATTACATTAAACGTCGAAGATGTGGGTATTAAGACGCTACTCACTGACTACGGCCTTTCTTCGATGAGCACGGTTAAAAACCCTGTGGCGAAAGGACTCGACGATGAATGGGGTATTTCACAGAAATCAAATCCAATGTATGACGCGCATCTCTTTTTGAATGCGATGTTTTTAGTGTGTGCGCGAACAGACGCAGAATCGATGAATGAGACGATCCGATTCATTCAACGCATACTCCCACGAGAATATCTCGGTACTAAAACGGCTAAAATAGAAAACTTCAGATTGCGGTTAAATGCCGACCATTCAGGTTTGCCCACATTTGAAAAGATATTTGCCGACCCTTTCTTTGTTCCATATAGAGCGAAAATCACGGAGCGCGCCGATCCATTGGCCCTTTTACCAAAAGCGAAGCCAATTCCAAAAGCGAAGCCAAAGACAAAACCAAAACCAGTTGGTAACGCGAGTCAATCTGCCGCGATGAGACGTGCGAAGGCTGTTATGAACAAAGAAGCACAGAAGAAAGCGCAACCCGTGAAGAGAAGAACGGTCGCGACGAAACGAGTGTCGCCACCCATAAAGGTCAACATTGCGCCAAAGGGATACTTAAGAGTTAACGGTAAAAAGTGTGCGACGTACAAAAAGAAAGACATAGTCGAATTAGCCAAAAAAGCTGGTATAGATACTCAGGGTAAAACGATTGAGAAAATATGCGAATCACTTAAATTAAAATATATGAAATAATTAAATGAAATTGAGAACCAGCCTTGTCATACTCGCCTCGATCATAGTTGTTGTGATATTGATACGCACCACTAGAACCAAGTCGTGTGGTGATTGTGCATGTGGATGTGGAGAAGGTCAATGTAAATGCGAAGGGTGCGATTGCGAAAAGTGTCACAAGAAATGGAAAGTGTATGGCACAACATGGTGTGGATGGACAACACGGCAATTGAAATACATGAAGAAAAACAATAAGGCATATGAATTCATTGACTGTGAAAAAGAACAGTGCAATGGAATCAAGTCGTTTCCAACTCTTGTGAGTTCAGATGGTGAACACATCTCCGGTTATCGCGAGGTTTAGATACCACGGACAACGGCGAGCGCGAGGGACAACATGAAAGCGTCGAGGAAGGTATCGAGCTTCTTGAGCACAGTGATGTGCTTGACGAGGGATTGGTTCCAGAGGAAACGCAACACGAAGGTGCTGATCAAAATGACGAGCACAAAGGTGAGGAGTTCGGTGATGGCATCTTGGGTCTTACGCGCGTTAACAAGGCCTTGAATCATTTATCTATTAATAATATTTTTTTTCTGAAATATTATTAATGGGACAAGCACCTAAAAGGCTTCCCCTGAGTGGGTCTGAGCCAAAATTTACACAAAAGATGTGGGGTAGAGCCGTCGGTATAAATAACAATAATTGTTATGCGTACGCCGTTGGTGACTATGAAAAAAAGCGATCCTATAAGAGTGTCCCCGGTGAGAGAGCTGGTATCAAGAATATGAATCACTCGTACTTGAGTTGTATGAAGTTGCCACAACGGGTTATCGCTGATAACCCCAAACGAGTCTATATGGCGAAGGCTGAGGAAAAATGTAAGCCTGGACACTACAAAGTCATGATGTTCATAGCACCTGGAAAACCAACAAATTATTTTAGACAGGGTGACTTTCACTTTTATAAACAGGTAAATGAGGTTGAATATAAGGTTAAGAAGGGTAACACCCACGAATCCATAGCTGGATTTTTCAAGGTACCCCTCACACGTGTCAAAAAGGCCATGCCTAAGCTCGTAGCGGGTAAAATCATGCGTTTTAAAGCAAACATATTTTCTCATAAGAGAGGATGGGCAACCGGGCCATTGGTGACCGATGCGAAAGGGAAAGTTATAGTTGATCCACGTAAAGCATCCCGTGATTATCCAGGTTTAAATTACAAAAAGTATTGTAGCTCATTCTGTGTTAAGAACAAGGGGATCAAAGTCGGACACACTCACCCCAAAGTCGGAAAGAAGGCTTGAGACATCATTTTCATTCTCAACATCAAAAAATATATCAAGTGCGTCAAATATATACTGATCCTGTAATTCTACCATATTTGATGTATTTTCAAACATGTTGTGTATAGTAACCTGAACTTTAAAATTTGACCCATCGAATATCTTTCTACATACTGGGCAGGTTTGCTTACCTTTTGCTTTCCATTTTTCTAGACAATGTGAATGAAATAGATGTCCACACCGCAAAGGTTTATTGTGCCTCGTCTCCCTCACCTCATTGAGACATATTGCACACTGACTCATTCTCTAGAAAAGTAGTATATTTAAATAAAGCTAATTTTACGTATCTAATAGATATTACGAGTGTCTACCATTGGGTTGTCGCAAGAAGCACACTTAGTCTTGGATTGCTTATCATTGAACAATTGTGGGCCCTTCGATTGGAGAAGCTTTCTAAAAGAATAGTTGTCTTCGTATGAGATACCATTCTTGTTCATAAGGTAGTTGTTGTACAATTGGGCAGACGAGTTAACGGTGAAGCATCGACCATCGGCCATTCCAAGTCGCTGAGACATTTTATTATTACATCAGAAATTAATTTGTCTATTTGAGATTGTTCGTTTCCATGACTGTACCCCCATCCCCTTCAGCTTACTGACTATGTCTTTTATGTTTGCTCCTGATAAGGTATCAAATGTTTCAATCTTATCATCGGAGACCCTCTTCACACGGATGGATGAATTCGTGTTGATGTGCTGGTTAATTATGTTGTAAGCAAATGCGATCTCTTTGAAGGTTTCGGCTCCAGTGATAATCACCTTGCCCGTACTAAAAATACTCGTCGTGACCTCTTTCATGTCTTCTGCTGGTTTAAACTTTACTTTGACCGCTGAATATCTATCGGGTTCAAAAGACACCTTGAACACATCGGAATAACTTTCAAAATGGTCTGCTGTTTTCATGAGGTTGATGTTCCAGTTGAGACTAAAGTTCGAGTTTATCATCACTACCCGAAATGTATCGAGTGGAGGTATACACGAGTCACTCAATAATTTACCTAAAAGTAAAGACAATTGCTTGATAATGTGTTTGCAATTTACCAAGTCCGCACACCCCGCCACTTGAATACTCCCATTTGGAAACAGTTTTATGGACTTCACGCTGTACATGTCTTTGTAACAAAGTGTAATCTGATTGTAAAACGTCGTCGGTTTTAAAGTCCACTCGTACCCCTCCGATTTCTTACCCGACATGCGAATTCGAATCGGTGATATTTTTTCGAAACACAATCTGAGCATGTTTATGTCCAGTGGCCTGTTAAAACTAGATACCATCGTAATAGTTGTAAGCTTCACCCATGATGGCCTTATATCCTCTGGAATACTGTTCCTAAACTCATCGAGTGTTAGGTAATAAGAGAACGTGTTGTTTACGATTGAGTCAAACATGGCTTGATTTCTACATCAAGCTCAACGACTTAGGTAATTAAAGCACTTAGAGAAATTGGGTTAAAATAAAGCATATGTCCTCATTCGTAAAATCGGTTACTGTATCCCATGATATTGATACAAGTTTAGATGTAATCGATATAGAATATGTTCGTTACAAGGCTGGGGTGGGTTACGAACACGTGAGAGAGCATTTCAACACAAAACCCATAGGAGACTGGAAACATATAAAAGTCGTCTATGAAACGCTAAGATACGAACAATTCCTCGATACGATGATTCTAAAAACAACTGAAGTCAGGAGAAAGATGGCTTTAGTTGAATTGGAGAACGCACTGTGTGAAAATAATAATACGAGAAGCATCGTGAGAATCATGAATGCAGTGAAGATACTGGATCCAACATTCTCACCACCGGTGATAAATATGAAATGTTCTTGGCAAAAGAAGCTCGCTAAGAGTATATGTGTTGAGCAATTACCTCATATCATAGAAACATCTACAAGTGACTTGCGCCTAGAGAAATTCTTTAGAGTGCTGCAATTAATAGAATCAGAATCACTCCACCAATCAGATTATTACGCATAGATGGACTTTCAGTTTTTGCGACTTCTTCAGAAGTACCGTTTATAGCTGGATCGTCGTCATATTGTATATTTCTTCCTGGGTAGAGAGATCTAGATAAAGGACATGGTCCAGTCTTACCTATTCTTCCGGCGATCATAATGGCCTCGTCACAGGCAGGACTTCTGTACTCTTCTTGAACGGCTTCTTCAGCTGGTGGCTTATGCTCAGCAAAATCGATCAATTGTCGACTCGTACCTGGCATGAAAAAATCATGTTGTACATATGGATTAACCCTATCTATAGATTCTTCGTCAGTCAAAGGCATCTTTATACTACCGCAGATTATATTTCTTATATTTCATCTTTTTACCATGCTCGACCCACATCTTATCGAGATCCACATCTAACATATAAGACAACTGAAAAAGATAACTGAACACGTCACCCATTTCCATCATGACGTCCGTACCCCGATCCTTCTTCAGATTCATCTTCTTGTATGTTTTCTTGTGCTGTCTGATCGCAGATGCGAGTTCGCCTATTTCTTCTGATAACAGAAGCCACACCGTATCCACGGTTGAATTTGTCCACCCTTTCTGTTTACAGATCAATTCAGTATCTGCCTTGTATTGGTTTAGACCCATATGTGTATATATCCCGAAAACTTTATATCGTATAAATATAGAATGAACAAGAAGTTATATTATACCGTGATCACCATGGCTTTAATCACCATGGCCACCGTCATTTTCGTGTCGTATGGTAAGAAAGCGGAAAAAGCGGAACAAAAACAAGTAAAGATTAAGGTTGCGCCAGAGAAACAACTCGTCAAACCAGACGACCTCATTGAAGAGGCCATCATAGGGGATGATTCACAGGAAGTCGTTGGAAACGAAACCGTTATAATGTAAAAAACATCAGAAGAAAGATTTTTACATACATAAAAATGTAAGTAAAAATCCATTACATGTACACTACTATCTTATACTACCTTAACGCAATCCTATCTTTTCATTCTTGCCGATCTTGTTACCAACAGTCGACGTGTTCACTGGTGCATTAATTGGTTCCAATCCACGGTCCATATCGTGGATGTATCCCATGTATTGAGAGACACCGGATTGAATTTGACCAACAGCTGTATTTATGACGATTGAATTCATCTTTTTCACTTGTTCGTTCACTCGGTATTCGTGGTCACCGGCGTTGTTTATGAAAACAACACGCATGATGGCATACAAATCATCTTCGTTTTGGTAGTCGATCGCAATGCCAGTCTTATTCTTGAAATCTTGACGAATACCTCTCTGAAGTATGTTTACATTGAACCTCGAGAAGAAAAGTGTGTTCAGAGGCGTCTCACATTGCTTCATGGAATTCAGGTGAAGATTGTCACACATTTAATATAGTCCTGGAAAAAAACTATCAGTAATTATTAAATGAACCTTTCGGTTTCCGATTTCGACGAGGCATACTCCAGAGATGCGTGCCAGCAGCCCCGCCCTGAGTGCAAACCAGGTAACTGCTTCATTGCGTCCTACCCACCAGTTGCGAAGGCTGGTACAATCGGTCCGTTTTTTACTAACACCCATCTCGCTCGACCCGAACGTAAGTTTGAGGTAGTTGGTCCAGTACCAGTCCGAAGCAAGGACTTCAAGAAAAAGTAATATAAAAAATTCGTTTGTATATTTATAAAATGAGGGTTGTGAAAAGATCTGGTCGTATTGAAGACGTTAAATTTGATAAGGTCACCAATAGGATCTCAAAACTCACGTATGGATTATCTAAAAATGTCGATGCATCCATGATCGCACAGCAGGTGTTTTCTTCGATGTATGATAACATCAAGACACACGAGATTGATACACTCTCCGCTGAGATTTGTATCGGTATGATTACCAGTGATCCAGACTATGAAGTTCTCGCAACCAGGATAGTCGCGAGTAACATTCAAAAACGAGTTCCTTCTACATTTTCCGAATCCATGCATAAATTGCATGATGCCGGTATTGTCACTGAAGAAGTTGCGAAAGTTTCGTCTCAGATTGATTCATACATAGATCCAGAAAGAGACTATCAATTTGGATATTTTGGCCTTAAAACACTTGAAAGAGGATATCTCCAGAAGATAAACAACGAAATCGTTGAAACACCACAGTATCTGTATGCTCGTGTATCCATTGGTATTCATGGTGACGACATCGAACGCGTGGTTGAAACGTATGACGCCATGAGTAAGGGTTTGTTCATTCATGCGACACCTACTCTCTTCAACGCGGGTACACCTCGTCCACAAATGTCCTCGTGCTTCTTGGTGGCAAACAAGGATGATAGCATTGACGGGATATATGATACGGTGAAGGAATGTGCGCAGATCTCAAAGTGGGCTGGGGGCATCGGTCTTCATGTACACGACATCAGGGCGAACAAATCTCATATTAGAGGCACTAATGGTACATCGGATGGGATCATTCCCATGCTTCGCGTGTATAACGCGACTGCCCGATATGTCAATCAGGCCGGTCGAAGAAAGGGTTCGATTGCGGTCTACCTCGAGCCATGGCACGCGGATATTCTCGATTTCCTCGAGATTCGCCTCAATCAGGGTGACGAAGAAGCGAGATGCAGAGATTTGTTTTCCGCTATGTGGATCCCCGATTTATTCATGAAGCGCGTGGAAGAGGGTGGAAACTGGAGTTTGTTCTGCCCGGATAAGGCTATGGGCCTCTCGGATGTCTACGGGAAAGAGTTTGAAGAACTCTATGAAAGATATGAGAGAGAAGGTTTGGCGACTAAAGTTGTTCCCGCCGCAGACATTTGGAAGGCTATCATTAAGTCTCAAAGTGAAACTGGTACACCATACATGTTGTACAAGGATGCGTGCAATGAAAAATCCAACCAAAAGAACCTTGGTACGATCAAATCCTCCAACTTGTGTTGTGAAATTCTGGAACATACGGACAAGAATGAAACGGCTGTGTGTAACCTCGCATCTATTGCGTTACCCAAATTCGTCAATAAGGAGACGGGTGAATTCGATTACGAGGAACTTCACCGCGTTTCAAAGATGGTCACGCGCAATTTGAACCAGGTGATCGATAAGAATTTTTATCCTACGGACACGGCAAAGCGTTCAAATATGCGACACAGACCCATTGGTATCGGTGTTCAAGGTCTTGCCGACGTGTTCATTCTGTGTAGAGAACCATTCGGTTCCGAAAAATCAAGAGAAATGAACCGACTCATCTTTGAAACCATCTATCACGCGTCACTCGAATCGAGTTGTGATCTCGCAGGAAAATATGGCGCATATGAGACATTTGAAGGGTCTCCATTCAGTCAGGGTATCTTACAGTTCGACATGTGGGACGCACCTAAGCTCTCGGGTATATACGACTGGAACGCTATGCGTGAACGCGTGAAAAGAGGTACGAGAAATAGCCTTCTTTTGGCTCCAATGCCCACCGCATCCACCTCTCAAATCCTCGGCAACAATGAATGCTTCGAACCGTATACACAAAACATATACGTACGAAGAACACTTGCGGGTGAATTTGTCGTCGTGAACAAGCACTTGGTCGATGATCTCAAAAAGGTGGGACTTTGGTCGAAGGAAATGAAAGATCTCATGGTAAAGGCAAACGGCTCTGTTCAAAGCATCATCGATATTCCTGCGAACATCAAGGAACTTTACAAAACGGTGTGGGAAATGAGTCAAAAGGTCATCATTGATATGGCCGCAGATCGGGGTGTTTTCATCGACCAATCACAATCCATGAATCTGTTCGTTGAGAGTCCGACCCTCTCCAAGTTGTCGTCTATGCACTTTTACGCATGGAAGGCGGGTCTCAAAACCGGTATGTACTACCTTCGTTCCAAGGCGAAGGCGAGACCACAACAATTTAGTTTAGAAGCGGAGTGTAGTGCGTGTTCTGCTTAAAGCTTTGATTACTATAAATTTTAATACATATGTCTAAATTCGTGAATCTACTAAATGAACTCGAAATCCCCAAACACGATGGTCGCAAAATTTCCCTATGCACAAAAGAAGGGCGACCGTTACGAATTCAATTCCCCCGAATGTACATGCCATTCGGTGTCTCCGGATTCACACCAGAAGTTGGTCCAACGAAGTACTCGCTCGATTTCGCAATGAAGGGATATGATGAAGATGACAATTACGTCAAAAAATTCTATGAAACGATGCGCGAATTCGAAGAAAAGATCATTGACGCCGTCGAAGAACGAAGTGAGCACATCTTCAAACGCAAAGTATCGAAAGATGAACTCAAAGGTATGTTCTTTTCAAACATCAAAGAATCCCCGGATCGCGAACCAAAATTTCGCGTAAAGGTCGATGTAAACATGGATGGTAAGATTAAACCACACGTGTACGACGAAGCAAAGAACCCAATCGGAAACGTTGATTGTAAAAATGGTCTCTATTCAAGAAATTCGGGAACTGCGATCGTTGAAATCAACAGTGTGTATTTCTTGAACAAAAAGTTCGGGGTAACCTATAAATTATACCAACTCGTGACGTATGAACCACAAACTCTTAAGGGGTTCCAGTTCGTTATTTAGTCATGATGAGGAGTTGGTAAATAGCCTGGGCTTCCTTGAGGAGTTTTCCTTTTATCATTACATACTTTTTTGGGTCTATACCCTGTTTAATCTTAGCCATCTTAACAGCTTGGGACCACTTTGTGAGAGTCATCTCTTATAGTACGTTTACATTTTTGTGATGAGCTTCTTGTAAGCCTTGGTACCGGCCTTTGGTTGGAGCTTGAAGCCAGACTTCTTTGGCTTGAACACCTTAACCATCGCCTTCTTACCCTCTTCCTTCATGCGTTCGAGGGCCGCCTTGGACGCTTGCTTACTCTTAATTTCACCATACTTGTTTTGGAACAAGTCGCTCTTGGTAAGACCCCCGGTGGTCTTTTCCGCAGCACCGTGGAACACTTCAGCGCGAGAACCAAATGTCTTCATTGTATATACCTTATGCTCTGAAAATATTTCGAATCTCTGAAATTGAAAGACTCTCTGATTTTCCAGGTAATTGTGTCTTGAGTCTATCATCGCCCAATACCTCGGCGTACTCCAATGATTTTTTCACCTGCAGAGCCACGATCGATTCATCCACACTCGGATACTTCTCGTCACCCTTGTATATGAGCTTTTTCACATAGACCTCTCTTTTTTGACCCGTCCTGTGACATCGACCGATAGCCTGAAGCTCCGTGCCGGGATTCCACGAGGGACTGGTTATATACACACGAGATGCGCTTTGGATATTGAGACCTTGGCCACCGGCCTTCACTTGAATGAGAAACACGCTATTCTGTGGAGCCCGGTTGAATTCGGCCAATTGTGACTCGCGGCGCTCTTTTGAATAGGTACCATCGATACGGAATACCGGACATGTGAGTTTTTCCTGAATGTAATTCATTTCGCCTTTAAATTGACAAAATACGAGAGTTTTCTCATCCGGATGCTGTGCAATAGATTCAAATAGGGTTTCCATCTTTTTTGATCGCCCCGTCCATGCATTCATTTCTTCATCCAACTTCTTTGCCATACCGTCGATGTAGAGCTGAGGCCATGCCATTACCTGTCTCGCTCTGAGTAACTGCTCAAGAATGTCCATATTGTACATGGTTAAATTACCATGTGCCTCCGCTCGTTTCATCATTTCACGGATCATTTCTTGTGCCTCAGAAAACGCCTGGACATAGATTGTCTTTTCTTCCGGATACATCTCAAGTTCAACGTTTTCAAAGTGACACTCTGGGATAGAATCCTTATTCTTGGTGCGTCGAATGATAAATTTTTCACGCACAGCCTCAAGATTGCACTGTACATCGACCCTATCGATGCCTATGAAAGCACATAATGACACGAAATCTCGAACATCATTGAACACAGGGGTTCCTGTCACAACCCACCTGTATGTGGCCCCGATTTGCATCGCCGACTTGAAACGCTTGGATCGCCGGTTTCGAATCTCGTGTGCTTCATCGAGGATGACGCGTCCCCATTCTATCATGTGGACCAGTGGGGCGTCTTCGGTAAGAAGACTGTATGGACAAACAGTCACGTCATGACGCTGGAATTCGGATGCGTCTCTCGTTCGTTTGATTCCATCATACACAAACACACTGAGTTCTGGAGCGAATTTGTGTATCTCATTTTTCCATTGAGTCACGATTGATTTGGGAACCACCACAAGGGTGGGTCCAGTTTTGTTTCGTTTGATAATGGTCACGAGTTGTGCTGTCTTTCCGAGCCCCATCTCGTCACAGAGGAATCCACCCTTTGGTCCCACCGATGAATGCTCTCTCTCGAGCATCCAGTTAACACCCTCTATCTGGTGTGGATACAGTTCCATGCTTTCTTCGTTCTTTGGTTTGATTTAGACATAGGTAGTGAATTACTTAGGTGAAACAACACCATGTTTTTTGAGAAATGAAAATAGAAAAAAAAATAATTTTTTTTACACTTTCTTTTGAAAGAAAGAAGTTTTTAAAAAAATATTTTTTTATTTTTTACTTTTTAAAATTTTAGAAAAATCTCGTCATTAGATTTAAATTGGATATAGTCTCTCTATAAAAAGTTCCAAAAAACATGGTGTTGCTTCGCGAGATTATATAGAGAAAATACAATATTCTCGTCATTAGATTTAAATTGGATATAGTCTCTATATAAAATTTAAAGTAACACCATGGTTTTTGAGAAATGAAAATAGAAAAAAAAATAATTTTTTTTTCAGTTTCTTTTCAAAGAAAGAAGTTTTTAAAAAAATAATTTTTTTTTCTATTTTCATTTCTCAAAAACCATGGTGTTACTTTAAATTTTATTAAAAAACTATATATAAATGAAACCAATTTAAGCTTTTAGCACGGGAGATACCTAAGTCAAACCAACATGGAAAAAATATCAATTAATTTTATGGAGGAGATACGGAAGCACCATAACGCCGAGAAGAGGGAACTCATACAGAGAATATGTAGGGAAGGTGACGCTGTGTTAGATGTGGGATGTGGGTTCGGGGGTGATCTCGGTAAGTACAAACAATGTAAGGTGAATCTCAGCGCATGTGAACCACTCGATGATGCACTCGACGAGGCCAAATCAAGGGCAAAGACGTTCAAGATGCGTGTCAATTTTTATTTAGGAGATATCATGTCTACACCAAACAGAAGGTACGATGTAGTGTGTTACAATTTTTCACTTCACTATATATTTGCGAGTGAAGATCTCTTCAGAGAAACTACCCGTGAAATAGGACGACGCATGAAACCCGGTGGGAGGCTCATAGGAATCATACCCGATTCAAACCAAATCGTATTTAAGACGCCACTCAAGTACGGCAGGGAAAGTTTCTTTCTCATGAAATCAACGAGCAATGGGCAATTTGGTGAAAAGTTGTTTGTCCACCTCGAAGACACACCGTATTATCAAGACGGCGCAAAATCCGAACCAATCGCACACAGAGACCTACTAGTTACGCGCTTAGAAAAAATAGGATTCAGGTTAGACTCATGGGAACCCATGTCTGGAAATCCCATATCAGACCTATACTCCAAATTTATCTTTGTATATAAGAGATGATACTTCTGGTTATTTTGTTTCTCCTAAATGTATACATATACATACACACGACCGAACCTGAAAATTTACGTATCGTCAAGGAGAGGTACGAACTTCTCAGGGAACATATTCGCGAAACCGACAACGATGAGTTTACACATTTGGTAGACCCCATACCCATCACCGCACACCACAGAGCGCAACAGGGGAGCGTGGGATACAGTGTAAACAAGGGACACGAAATAGGCTTGTGCATAGACGGTGAACCAAATGAAATCATGCACGTGTTAATTCACGAACTTGCGCACACGTGTGTCGAGGAGTACGCACACAGCCCTGCGTTCTGGGACAAGTACGATAACCTCAAAACCATGTCTATTGCCATAGGCATTTACCAAGAGATACCAGAGAAGACGGAATTTTGTGGTAAACACATCCAGGATAAATAATGTATGTCTATTGTAAATGAATAAATCTCTTTTTATTTTCATCGTCATGTGGCTTTCGGCTCTCACGGTAATGTTGAGTCCAGTGTTGGCCGATAAAGCGAATGACAAGGCGAAACCATGGATCATCAGTGCGCTCATTCTCATATTGATTCCATTCACGTTGAACGTGATCGCGAGAGGTGGAGTTAAATCGTACATCAGACTCGGTGATTTCGGTACGGATCACAAGTACATACTACTCGCGTGCGCGATTTCATATGCGCTCGCGTCTATATTCATAAGCTCTATAGGCGAAGTGAAACAATCTCTGCGCGCTTTCGGTAAGGATATCAGAAACACCGGAAATTCTTTGGGGTTTTTGATAGCCATGTTTACTGGTGGTTTAGTAATCGCCAATCTTTTTGTCGATGATGGTAGATATATCTACAGAGTCGTCGGTATCTAAGCATACTTCTTGAGCACGTAGAAAATAGCAGCCGCCACAGCACCGGTCGCCGCGAGGCCGACCATGCTCCGGTGTCCCTGTTCATTCAAGAATTGGGGCACGTAATTGGCGAGCTTTTCCTGCACAGGCTTACTAATGGCAGCCGCAGTACACGCCGCGACGACGACGGCTTGCATCTGCTCATCAGTAAGGTTGAATGGATTTTTTGTTTGGGCGGCCGCTTGTTGTGGCTGCTGTTGTTGCACAACCATTGGCTGTTGCATAACAACTGGTTGCTGGACCCGTGGATCGGATTCCATCATTGGTGGCTCGAGGGGCATTTCTGGCTGACCCATAATATCAGCAATAGCGGTGGAATCCATGGTCATTTCTTTATTTTGACTCACATTTTTTTCGGGTTGATTGTTTTGCACAAAAGATGTCGTGAGTGGAACCATGCCATCATCGTTATCGGAAAGATTCAACGTCCGCACGTCAGTAGACATTTAATGTTAACCGATTTTTTTGAAATTGTTAAGTGACGCATCACGATTTTCGTTTCGTGACCGTAAGGTGTGTTTTCTTTGTAGCCTTCTTCGCATCAGCCTCCTGCTGTTCTAAATATTTTGGATTGTATGTTTTTTTGTGCATACTCCACAATTGTGGACTCCCTACCCTAAACCCCGTTCTAATTTTCGCCTTGTACCAAAAGACACAGTCTGAGAGTTTGTTAGATTTAACGGTGTTATCGAGTACAAGACACTCGTAGTTTTCCGTACATTGGTCCATCACCTTACAAAATATATCGAAAGATGGAAAGATACCAAAAAATGACTTATAGATCTTTTCTCTATTTTGTATAATGTTCTCTCTAAGAATAAAAACGTAATCCACATTGGCACGCAGGGCTGGTGGGAGGTCCATCACATATTGCATAGTTAACATGAAAAATATGTTAAAGTGTCGACCATTCATAAAACATTGTCTAATTCGAGTTTCCTTTAAAAACTTTGAGTCATACATACAATCATCCAAAAGCATGAAGGCTCCATTTGTGTTGTTTTTACCCCTCGCACCGACGAGTTTTCTTTGCCTGGACAAAACACGATCGACGGCTTCCCCATCATAATCTCCGTAGACACAGACGTCTGGTATGAACTTTCCATAAAAGTGGTTTCCTTCTTCTGTGCCTGATAGAACTATCCCAGCTGGTATATGTTTTTTGTAATACATGATATCCTTGACCAACGTGGATTTACCTGTGTTACGTTTTCCAATAAAGACGCATATTCGGTCGTCACCCATCTTGGCTGGATTGAATTTTCGCAACTGAATGTTCATTCTAAGATATCACATCGTTTTAATTACCAAAATTTTACTCACAAATAGTAGGAATGTCGGGTAAATTGTCACTCGCAGTCAGAGGCATTCAGGACAGGTGGCTCACTGAGCAACCACAGTACTCACACTTCATATCAAGATTTAGAAGACACACAAAGTTTGCTTTTGAACAAGTTGAAATTCCATTTGAACGTTTCAACGAACCCGGAAGCGAATCCACAGCACGAATACAGAATAACACGGGTGATATGCTCAAAGGAGTCACGCTGAGTGTAGATTTACCACCACCAATCCCTAAGAATGAAAATAATGTTTCGTACACACTCGAGAAAGGTCTTAACTCGAATGAAGTACTCATCGATGAGGTCGCCACGACGAGTCTCACCGTGTATCAGGGCGTTGAATATACGTTTACAAGTTCAGAGCAATTTGAAGTCGTGCAGGGTATAGGTGCGAACGATTGGTCATATGAATTAGTTGGAAGTGATCACATACTAAGGCTCAAGATACAAGTAAATATTGTTGCAGATTACAGTTCCGTGATCATACGGCACACGGTAGATCAGGGCCACGCAGTAGCCCTGGATGTTAAGCAAATTCGATGGGATACGTCCACGCCCACGAAGATGATCAAATACGCCGATTTGATCATAGGCGGACAAACCATACAGCGTATCACCGGTGATTACATATATATGTACAATCAACTTAACTATACGGACAACGATACAACATTTACACTCGTTCCAACGACCCTCCATAACAGCTATCCAATTATAAATGATGCCACGAATCCACAATACACAAATTTTCAAAAATACAAAATACAATTACCCTTTTATTTCAACGGTCACCCAAGTCTCGCCATCCCTACGTGTGGTCTCGATGTTCACATCATAGAAGTAAAGGTTAAATTGAAACCAGCGGATGAGTTGACGGTGGAGCATGACGACAGTTTGTCCACATACACAAAAATCACACCAATCACGTGTGATATGTCACCGAGAAATATGAGTCTGTTTTGTGATTTTGTATACGTCACGGAAGATGAGAAAAATTTCATACGCACGCGACCGATTGAATATGTTATCACGCAGACGCAAGTGGCTGAAATACGAATGAAAGCCGGTGTTTCTTCACGCGCCGTGATGATTAATTTTAAGCATCCAGTGAAAGAACTCTTTTTCTTGGCGAAGGATGATGAAACAAAGGAACATGTCCCAATAAAACACGTAAATTTGAAATTTAACAACAATACCGTGATAGACGCCGACAATCTCATGTTATCCGCAGAACAGCCACTCAGGAATTACACGAACTCCATAGACCCAGATAACGAATTCGGTGTATATAGCTTTTCTATGAAACCAGGTGTTCATTATCCAACTGGGCAAGTGAATATGAGCCGTGTTATACACAAATTACTCGAGGTTGAATTAGATGATGGTATTAACTCGACTCGATCGCACACTCTACACGTATACGCAACAAACTACAATGTCGTGAGAGTAAATGGGGGAATGGCTGGGTTAAAATTTTAGGATGTAATATTAGAATGGCCGGTAGAGTTCAACTTCAAACTGTGGGTCCACAGGACAGGTCATTTACCGATGATCCAGAATACACATATTTTATAAAAAATTTCAAAAAGCATGGAAATTATGCGAGATTCTACGACGATTTAGATTTTACGGGCAGAGTGGAGTTTGGTGAAGAAATACGGTGTGTTATACCACAAAACCAGGGTGACTTGTTGAAAGGGTTGAGTGTGAAACTCACACTCGGGGCTATCGATCAGTCCTTGTCGTCTTACGATGTCACATATTGCGAATCAATCGCTCAAGCCATGATAGAGTACGCAGAATTATACATAGGTGGTACTCTCGTCCAAAGAATACCATCCGATATGTTAGCCATTTATTCCGAGATATCCGTGACGCAATCAAAACAGGCCGCACTCAGAAAACTGGTCGGTAAACCTAACCAGATATTCTCCATATTTACGGATAAATACACAGATATACGCGATGATAGAGTGTCGGCATCTAAGAGGAACACGTCTTACAGAGTAGACCTTCCATTTTATTTCCACGAACACCCAGAACTTGCCATACCTTTGCATGCTATCACTAAACAAGAAGTTGAGGTAGCGATACGTTTCAGAAAAGCCGAAGACTGTATATTTGCCGTGGATTCGCTTAATCCAAATGATAATGAGGCATCCACCTACTACCTCGGTCAAAATCCAACTGGACTCATAAAAAGTATTCAACTTTCAACCGAAATGGTAAGTTTACAAGATAAGACATTTCCCAAACGAGTGGACTATCTCATAACACAGACACAAACGAATACGTTTGAACTCGACCGAGCCGACGCCAAAATTGACACAGTTAATCAATGTAATGTACACGAGGTTAGACTCAATATGCTGAATCCCGTCAAAGAATTGTTTTTTGTGGTACAGGATAAGTTTGACAACGACCCAAACGTGGAGAACGATTTCGCTACACCGTATCAATACTGTTCAAATGTTAATGTAGATCAATATGGACTTTTCACGAGTTCAGAACAAGTAAAACAGATCGAACTTGAGTTTGACGGAGAAACCATACTGGATGAAGTTACTGGAAATATTATTCATTTGAGAGCGATTCAGCCAGCAAAACACCACTCGAGGACGACCGTTTACAGGAGATTTTATATGTATAGTTTTGCTCTCGAACCCGAAAGCATACAACCTTCTGGTCAACTCAATTTATCCTATGTAAAAAATCAAATAGCACGTGTGGGGCTGTTTAACTATCCAGTTAACACAGACAGACAAAAGCAACTTAGAGTTTATGCCCAAAGTTATAACATACTCCGTGTGGAGAACGGAATCTGCACTTTACTATTTGATACATAATGAAGACAGGTTACGATTTAACGAACAATGAAGATACGCAATTGGATCAATATATGGAAACGATGTCGAATATATTGATACCAGTGATTGAAAGAGCGATGTTACTCGCGTGCGAATACTCCAAGGCGTGTGGGAGAGACGCAGTTCTCATGAAGGACGTCGAGTACGCCATGAAATATTGTGCGAGATATGAAGTCGGGCAGAAGATTGGCTCTTACTTCCCAGAAATTTACGAAGGTGATGACGACACGCCCGATATGGAGGTACTCGAAGAATGTGAAGGTGATTTTACGAGATACACGGGGAATGATGAGGGTTTGAATAAGATAAACGAGGCATACGATACTTGGGACGCGTGGGTTCCAACGAGCCCGTCCGAAGAGATTTTAAAAAATGCCATTGATAGTAATGGACACCGAGAAGTCTGAGGAGCCTGAAGGATGGACGGATACGGAATATAAAACGTTCAGAGTTGGTGAATCGGACTCCGATTCTGATTCTGATTCCGAGTCCGAGTCTGAGTCTGAAGAACCAAAGACAAAGGGTTACCAGGCCAAAAAATACAAGAAGATATTAGTCGTAGAGGAACTAGTCCCAGAATAAATTTTCTAAATGTAATATA